GCAGCAACTGGAACTATTGAAACAACTGGAAATGAACTTAAAATTACAGGTACAGAACCAAGATTAACTTTTACTGATACAGATAATAACCCTGATTTTCAAATATGGGCGAACGCAGAAAAATTATCAATTTATGATAATACTAATAATGCTAGTAGATTAGTTGTAAATTCAGATGGTCATCTTGATATAGATGGAAATGTAGACTTTGGTGCTGGTATTGACGTAACAGGAAACATCACAGTTACAGGAACAGTTGACGGTATAGACATAGCAGCTAGAGACTCATTATTTGGTGGTTTAACATCTAGCTCTGGAGTATTAACAACTGGTGTAACAGCACATACTTATGGTGCATCTGACGACTCAAATAAAGTTGCAACAACAGCTTTTGTTAAAGATGCTATTACAGGTTATGTTTTTCCATCAGGAACAAAAATGCTCTTTCAACAGACATCAGCTCCTACAGGTTGGACAAAAGTAACAAGTGGTGTAAACAACAAATCACTTAGAGTTGTATCTGGAACTGTTGGTTCCGGTGGTAACGTTGCATTTACAACTGCCTTTGGAAGTAGAGGAATAACAGCTAACGCTGCTAATACAACTCAAGGTGGTAACGTTTCAGTGGCTAACACAACAGCCGGTGGTAACGTATCTATTTCTAGTGTTTCAACATCTGGAACAGTAAGCAGTCACACACTGTCTTCTAACGAAATGCCTTCTCACTACCACAACATAAATGGTAACAAGAATGCTAACTATTGGGGACACCAAAACAGTAGTTCAGGTATTCATGCTCTTGATGGTAGATCATATAGAAATGCTGGACAACAATACACACTGTTTTCAGGAAACCAAGGTAGAACAGAAAACCAAGGTGGTGGTGGAGGTCACTCACACGGATTTACTGGAAGTTCACACAACCACACCGGTACATTAAGTGGTACTGCACATACACACAATGCTTCATTTACTGGTAGTGCACACAACCACAGTATTTCTGTGACTAACTTAGATATGCAAGTTGAATATTTAGACGTAATAATTGCAAGCAAAGACTAATGATTGATTCCACCTTAATTACAGACCCTTACATTTATGTAGAGGATAATTGTTTATCTGAAGTTAGATGTAAGGAAATTATTGATAAATTTAACAACGACAGACATATTACCGGTGTAACTGGACTGGGTGTTGATCTTAGTATTAAAGATAGCAAAGATATGCACTTATCTTGTGCCCAACAAGATTGGTCAGAAGAAGATACATTGTTTTCTCAAATAATTGCTTCAGGACATAGAAATTATTACGATCACTTAAATAGAGAAAGTAATTTTACTTTTTTTACTAATCCACAAAACAGACATTTATATGGTCCACACCATAAAGAAGACTTAGAATTGTTTGATACTGGTTATCAAATTCAAAAAACAGAACCCGGAAAAGGGTATGTTTGGCATGATGATTTTTCATTAGATGTTAATCAACTAAGATATTTAACTTTTATTTTGTATCTTAATTCAGTAGAAGAAGGTTGGACACAATTTTATAACGGTAATCAAATATCTCCAAAAGCTGGAAGATTAGTATTTTTTCCAGCTACTTGGACTTATGTACATCAAGGCTATCCACCAAAACAAACTAAATATTTAATGACAGGGTGGATGCACACTAAAAATAAAACAGACAACAATGGCAAAACTTGAACAAGGTAAACTCTGTCCTTTAATCGGAGAAGATTGTAGAAAACTAGAATGCTCTTGGTACACCAAAATTGGTGGAGTTAATCCACAAACTGGAGAACCCGTAGAAGAGTGGGGCTGTGCAGTTGCATGGATACCTTTTCTTCAAATGGATAATACAAAATTTGTTAATCAACAAGGAGCTGCTGTTGAAAGTTTTAGAAACGAAGTCCTTAACATAATGGGTCCTGTTGCAACTATAAAACCCTTAGACGAACCAAAATTAATTAGCGTAAATGAAATTGACAATAATAGCTGACGATAAATCAGTCAGCAAAGATGGGGTAGGTTATTCCGGATTACCTTTAAAAGATTTCCCATCAGATGTGTGGGCTGTTCAATGGGATGGCTCTAAAGGTACTGTTGAAAAACGTGATTTGTCTGTTACTGAAATAACTGACATAACACCATATAATGCTTGGATTACTGAGTGGGAAACCGAACATGGAAACCCAACTAAATATGGTCTAGCATCTGCGGATACAAATTCTCCAAATCTTTCTTTAGCTGAATTTAGAGAATGGAGAAATCAATTATTAACTGAATCAGATTGGACAGTATTACCTGACAGTCCTTTGTCTGCTGAGAAACAAGCAGAATGGAAAGTATACAGACAAAAATTAAGAGATCTTCCAGCTAATACATCAGAACCTTATCGTGTCGACGTACGATCAGATATACCTTCCTAATATAAAAATACCTCCGGTCCAAAAAATAGAAACAATTTCTATACCTTTACCTACAGCAGATGTACCATCATACATTCCTATGGTGGTACCGCCTAGTGATCTAGAAGCTCCCGAGGGAGTAGAGGCAGAGGCAAATGATGAACCGGAGACAACAGGTATAAGAAAAGTAGACATACCGTTTACAGATTTAAAAATGCCTGTCCCGGAAAACGAAATATTAGTAACGGCTGGGACAACTGCGGTTGTCTCTGTAGCAGCCACCCTTACAGCTACAGCAGCTTTTAAATGGGCGGTTACTGCATTAAAACCAATATTAAAAACAGCATGGAAGAAGTTAAGCCAAAGAAACAAGGGCTAATAAGTAAACTAAAAGACATAGGTGAAGAAAAAGAACATACGCTAGAAGTTCTTGGAACTCTAGTAAGACTAGGCGTAGTCGTTTGGTCTGGATTTATTATTACTATGAACTACATAGATATACCTATGGTTAAGAAATCTGGTAATAGTGATATCACTTTCGTAGCCAGCGTTTTTACGGGCGCACTAGCCACATTCGGCTTGACGACTGGTAAGAACGGTGGAAGCAAACCGCCTGCATGTCCTATGGCAAAACAAGATAAACCTAAAGCATGAACCACCAAATTATTGATAATTTTTTACCCAATCATTTATTTATTCCATTAAAAAGTGAAATAGTTAATAACAAATATTTTTCTTGGAATCATATATCTTCTCTCAACAGTGAGCAAAGAACAACTGACCTTAGTATGTATTTAATACATATGGTCTATTTAAAACATGAACCACTGTCATACGTGTGGGAAAATTTTTTTAGAGACGTTGTAGAGCTACTACCAGAGTTAAAAGCACTTATAAGAATAAAAATAAATTTTTATCCTGTGACTTCAACTTTAACTGAGCATGCTGTACATACAGATGATGACTTTACTCATAAAGGAGCAGTGTTATCTTTGACTACATGTGATGGTTATACAAAACTAGAAGATGGGACAAAGATAGATAGTGTAGAAAATAGATTAGTAATTTTTGATGCTGGAAAACCACATAACTCTACAAGCACTACCACCCCGATAGGTAGATACAACATAAATTTTAACTACATATGAAAAAATTTATTTTGCTTTTAGCTTTGTTATCACCCAGCATAGTTAGAGCCAACACTGTCACTCCCCAGTTTACATCAGGGAGTATGAACTCAACGACCACTACCACTCAAACTATTGTGGAGACGGAGCAACGCCAAGTATGGGGTGCTGCCGTAAATACGTGGTCAGGAAATAACGTAACTGCATCTGGAAACTTATCAGATACAGCTACAACATTCTCAGTAACTGACGCCACATTACCGTGGAATTTAGAAACAACAACAAGAGCAGCAGGCTTAGTAGAACAAATAGACTTTACAAGAAACTATACAATAAACTCTACTACTACATCGCTCTCTGTATTCTCTCAGTAAGTCCTGTACTTGCAGAAGGAGACACTAATAATAATAGTAACCCCGTGGCAGCCGCGACGGGAAATGTTACAAATCAAGCTGTCCAATTTCAAAATAATGGAGCACCAAGTCGACAAGCCTTTGGTAACAACATATCTTGCAATGGCAGTACAATGACATTTAGTCCATTTTATATGGGCAACGATACGGAACCACAGACAGAAGATGGTTACGTTATCTCAGAAAACTGGGGGTTTCAAATAAACTTTATGATACCCCTAAATCGAGACTTGACTAAGCAATGCGAACGCATGGCTGAAAGTCAAATACAAAAAAATAAGCTCGATTTTGAGCTGGTCCGTGCACTTAAATGTGCCGAGCTCCAGCAAAAGGGCTTTACCCTGCTACCCGGGTCAAGAGTATATCACCTTTGCTCGGATGTAGTACCTATTCAATCACTTTTACCCCCTAAAAAATAATGTTAGCAATTTTAAAACCAGTTATACTAAGCTTTGCAAAATCAGAAAAATTTAAGATTTTTGTAGTTCAGTGCTTAGAAAAATTAGTAGCTCAAACAGATAACAAACTTGACGATCAAGCTGTAGCAGTAGTTAAAAAAGGTTTAGGCATCGTTTAATGGCTAACGTCAGTTTAAAAATAGGGAAACATAAATCCCGTACTGGCGGACTCACCAAAGCTGGTAGAGAAAAATACAACAGGGCAACTGGTGCAAATCTTAAAGCACCACAACCCGGTGGAGGTCCTCGTAAGAGATCATTCTGCGCTCGCATGTCGGGTGTCAAAGGACCAATGAAAGACGAGAAAGGTCGTCCTACACGGAAGGCACTTGCTCTTAGAAAATGGAAATGTTAATCATGGCACACAAAGGAAAAGGCTCCTGTAAAGGAGGAAAAGGCGGTAAGAAGGGGTACAGATGAAACCCGGACTTTACGCAAACATTCACGCAAAACGTTTAAGAATCAGGAAAGGTTCTGGCGAAAAGATGCGAAAACCCGGACAAGCCGGAGCTCCTACTGCTGCTAACTTTAGACGTGCAGCAAAAACAGCAAAGAAACGATGAAGAAAAAAGCAACCGAAGATCAATTCAACGAGTTGCATAACTTAGTTACTAAAGAGTTCCTCTCTCGCATTAAAGCAGGAGAGGCAACTACTCAAGACTTAAAGGCAGCATGCGATTGGTTAAAAGCTAATGATATTAGCGGTGTTGCTTACGACGGAAATCCTCTGTCAAAACTTGCAAAAGTTATGCCAACTGTAGACCCAGATTTAGTACAGGAAAAGCTTTATGGCAAGCACATCTGATTACTATAAATCCAACCCAAAAGCTAAACGTAAGCGTTTAGTACAACAAAAAAAATACAACAAAACAGACAAGGGTTTAGCCTTACGTGTAAATGCAAATCGACTTAATAGACAACTTGGTACCTATGGAAATGGCGACAACAAAGACGCTGCTCACTATAAGGGGAGTACTACCAAGGGAAGACTCCAATCTCCATCTAAAAACAGAAAAAGCCGACTTAAAATTAAAGCACATAAGAAAATTGCATGACCCCTTTACTACCTAGTCCAAAACATTATTTACACAATTTAATAACCATGACAAGTTCAGATTCTAAAAGGCTCTGGAGAAGAGCTATTAAAGAGCACTTCAACTGTACATGTGTTTATTGCGGAAAAACTTATGATTTTAATCAACTTACACTCGATCATGTCAAACCTCGTAGCAAAGGTGGGCAAGATCTTACAAAAAATGTTGTTTGCGCGTGCAGACGATGTAATCAAGACAAAGGTAGTAGCCATTGGCTCGGATGGATGCGAAAGGTATTTGGAATACAACCATTACGAGAATTATTAATTCATCAACACATAAGGTAATGAAAAGACCAAAACAATCGGACTTTAAAGGTCCTAACAGAAAAGTTAGGAATAAAAAGTACCAAGATGCTCTGAGAAAATACAGAGATTTTTTAGCTAAACAGAAAAAAGAAAAACTTGCCAACACTACAAAACAAACCAGCAGAGGTAGAAAACCGTTAAATGCTACGGAGCTAAAAAAGAAAAATGCTGAGAAAACACCAAAAGGACCTTATGCAGCAGATAAGGTAGGAACAGTAGATAAAGAATCTAAAGCTTACAAAGAAGCAAAAAGAATTAATGAGTCTATTCCTATAAGCTCTCCTAAAAAGAAAGAAGAAAAATCTAATTCAAATATAGGTCCAGTTAAAGATGGCAAGAAATATGCTGACAGCCTTGGAAATAAGAAACAATACAAGCAAGTAACTCAAAAAGAGTTAGATGCAAAATTAGCTGAAAATAAAGAAAAAAAAGAAGAACCAAAGAAAAAAACTACTCGTGAAAAGTTTAACGAAAAGTTTATTAGAACAAAAGGTGGCAAGTTAGCAAGACGAGGTTCTGTAAGCGCACGTCGTGCTGAAAACAAAGAAGCTGCTAGAAAGAGAGCACAGGCAGCAGCAAAGTTAAGAATAAAGAAAAAGAAAGAAAAAAAATCCTAATTTCTAATGGCAATAATCAAGAACGTATTAAAGCATTCGCTTGATAATTCTAGTAATATAAAAGGTTACATTTCTCAAGCAGATCGTTTAAAAATAAGACGCAGAAGTGATGGTTCAATACATCTAAATACTAAAAGTAAATTATTTCAACGTAAAAAAGATGCTATCCGTTCTGATATTGCTGACAAGAAAAGCACTAAAGGATACGGAAAGATATTTGTTGACGGTGAAGAAACTTATGGAAAATTTAATACTGGAGTAGATAATTTAAAAACTCTTGGAGATATTAAATTTGCAAAACGTACAACAGGTGTAAAGTCGGCTAAGAAAAGAACTAAGTCAACAAAAGCTTCTAGCATTACTGACGCAAATGCTTTGCAAAACTACATGCGATACAAACAGATTACAGACCCTACTGAACTATCACAGTTTGATTATCAAGAAATAGCAAGGTATGTCAATATCCGTAAAAAACAGTTAAGAGATTACAAAGATAATGTAAAAGCTCAAAGACGAATTGATGGCAATGCTACAGATGGACACCTTGTTAGTCCACATGACCCTACTGCTGTCAATTCAATTACTCAAAGGTTTGTACAACCGGGAAAGAATTATATAGATGAAAATGGCGATAAAGTTTTAGGTAACTTTGCACAAGGTGAAGCTAGTGGTCAGTTAGACCGTTTGGAAAAAATAGCTCTTGGCATACCTAATGACTTATACGAAGATCTTGTAATGTTCTTTGACCCAAGTAGAAGAGGTATCCGTAGTTTCTTAACTGATGATACTCTTAATGAAATAGTTACTAGAAGAGATTGGAAACGAGCACTTAAGAAACAAAACCTTAAAGCTGAAGATGTCTTTACTGGTGACTACGAAAGCGTTGGTAGAGGTCTTGACGCCTTTGATTAATAACTTATATACATTTCTATATGACTGACGTTTTAACGTCCTTACAGGGCGATTTCAAGCTGTTTCTGCAAGCATTATGGGAGCAGCTTGACTTGCCTTCACCTACGAGGGCACAATACGCCATTGCAGACTATTTACAACACGGACCTAAACGTTTACAGATACAAGCCTTCCGAGGAGTCGGAAAAAGTTGGATTACTGGAGCGTTTGTGTTGTGGACACTGTTTAATGACCCAGAAAAGAAGATAATGATTATATCAGCTTCTAAGGAAAGAGCTGACAACATGAGTATCTTCTTACAGAAACTTATTATTGAAACACCATGGCTAAGTCACCTACAACCAAAGAGCGACGACGCGAGATGGTCAAGAATTTCCTTCGACGTTCTATGCAGTCCTCATCAGGCACCATCAGTCAAAAGTGTTGGTATTACTGGTCAGTTAACGGGAAGTCGAGCCGACCTGATGATTCTGGACGACATAGAAGTACCGGGAAACAGCATGACGGAGTTGATGCGTGAAAAACTACTTCAACTCTGTACAGAAGCCGAATCAATCCTTACGCCGAAAGACGATAGCCGTATTATGTATCTCGGGACTCCTCAGACTACTTTTACTGTTTATCGTAAGTTGGCAGAGCGGAATTACAGACCATTTATTTGGACAGCGCGATACCCAAGAAACAATACACAATACGAAGGCAAAATAGCTCCACAGCTACAAGCAGATATAGATAACGGTGTAGCACCTTGGACACCTACAGATGACAGATTTAGTGAAGATGACCTCGTTGAAAGAGAAGCGTCCATGGGACGTAGCAACTTTATGTTGCAGTTTATGCTTGACACAAGTTTGTCAGACGCTGAGAAGTTTCCTCTCAAAATGGCTGACCTTGTTATTACCAGTGTTAATCCTACTGAAGCACCCGACAATGTCGTATGGTGTTCAGACCCCAGAAATTTACTTAAAGAGTTACCAACAGTGGGTTTACCCGGGGATTACTTCTACTCACCAATGGCTTTACAAGGTGAGTGGACTAAATATCAAGAAACCATCTGCTCGGTTGACCCCTCCGGTAGAGGAGCCGACGAAACAGCAGCCTGCTATATCTCCCAGAAGAACGGCTTTTTATACCTACATGAGATGCGAGCCTACCGTGACGGGTATTCAGATGAGACCCTGCTCGATATTCTAAAAGGCTGTAAAAAGTATAACGCTAGTACAATGGTTATCGAATCTAACTTTGGTGACGGTATAGTAGCAGAGCTATTTAAAAAACATATACAACAAACTAACCAACGAATACTAATAGAAGAAGTAAGAGCTAATGTTAGAAAAGAAGACAGGATTATTGATACTCTCGAGCCTGTGCTTAATCAGCACCGTCTTATTGTTAACAAGTCTGTCGTCGACTGGGATTATAACTCCAACAGAGAAGCTCCTCCAGAAGAAAGGCTTTTATACATGCTGTTCTATCAAATGAGTCGTATGTGTAGACAGAAATACGCTGTAAAGCACGATGACAGATTAGACTGTCTAGCGCAAGGTGTAAAATACTACATAGATGCACTAGCTATTTCAGCTAGGGAACAGATCAAGCTTAAAAAAAGAGAAGAGTGGAATGATATGCTTGAACAGTTTATGGATGACCCACAGGCAATGACAAACCATTTGGTACTAGGATTCGACGTAGAGCAGCGTAGAGAGGCTCGAGGTAAATCAGGTAGCAAAGGTAGTCATACATGGGTCTGAGGGTAATCACGGGTTAATAGGGGAGAGAAGGGTGGACTCTCCCTCCTAATACAACCACCTATTACTGGATATCCCTTATAGATATCACCTAATACACCTACTATGACTAATAAGTTAAAGATATCTCACTTTCAAGAGTTATATAAGAGTCTGAAGACTCCTTTCCCACCCATTAACTTCCTAATACTTGGTATGTTGATTGGTTTAGAACAAAGATGGATAGCAATCAAAGCAGAACAAACCGTAGACATGGCTATAGACGAGTACCACGAAAAGATGGACGAGCTCTCAGAGCCAGTGTACAAAGCTGTTATAAAAGAGACAGAGGATGGCGGTTTTACTATAGGATACTTTCCTGAAGATAAAGAAGAAGATGAATAATATCGGATTAGAAATACTATTCTGGACGCTACTAACAATGTACGTTCTCACCCGTATAGGAGTTTTTAAATGAAGCTGTTTCTAGACTCAGCTATTATTAAAGATATAGATAAAAGACTAACCTCCGGTGTTATATCTGGAGTGACAACTAACCCTACACTAATTAAGAAAAGTGGTAGGGAACCAGACGACGTATACGCTGATCTTATACAAGACCTTGGCGTAGAGGACGTTTCTATAGAGGTAAATGGCAAATCTGCTGACCAACTCATAGAAAATGGCATACAATACGGCAAATTATGGGTAGAACAAGCTACTATTAAGCTGCCTTGTACACCAACTGGCATACAAGCTTGCAAAACACTTAATTTTATGGGCA